ACAAATGTCTTATTCTTCTGGTTCAGTGCATCTATAATCTTAATTCTCAGTTGGTTGAAAAACTTCTCTCCGTAAAAGTAGCTAAATCGTAAGGCATCATTACAGTTGTCAAATAGTAGTTGATCTTGGTCGGGTGCTATTCTTGTCCAATTAAGTAGTTCTAAAATAGTATTAATGTTCATGTGGGGGACTTTTATTAAGTTAAGTGTATTGTGATTTTTAAATGATTGCTTTAGGAAAGTACATTGGTCTAGTGTTTTTGATTTCGTGATTCCTGTCTTAGATTCGTTAGTGTAAATTATATTATAAATCTCTAAGTATTCTGAAATTGTCTGTTGATTAAACCACTCTAATACCTCTGGTTTTATCATGAGTATGTTATCATCGCCATAAATAGCCATTCTAACATTTTGTTGAAACTTTGCCATGGAAAAATATTCCATCTTACTAGATAGTTCGCAAAGTCCCAACCATGCTAAAGCCATGTATCTCTTGTTAATTCTTGAATTTAAAATTACTGTAATTGGGTTTCCTGATTTGTTTCCTAAATGTGTCATGTAAAATTCATCTTTCGCTATATGTATTGTGTGAATTAACTCGTCAAAAAGAATTTCTCTAACATTTTTGTCCTCTTGTGTGTTGATTCCGAAAGTCTCGTAAAAGAAATCTATGTCTCCTCTCACATCATCTATCAAATCCGCTGGCATACTTCCGTCAAATCGTGAAAAATCTCCTGCTATACAATGGTCTGAAAACTCTGCTAACCAATAATAAAGTGTCGTCCATTCTAAACTCTGTGGGTCAATTCCTACTTTACAATCCATGAATGCCCGCGCGTTCTTAACTGCTACTGAAAAATCCATTGTATATTTCCTCATCAAAATTGAAAAATCTACTGGTGGCATGGAAAAGAGTCTTGTTGATCCTTTTGCTATCTTTTCCATTGATCTCCTTTCATCCTTCAAGCAATCTACCCATACACTCTCGATTCTTTCGCACTTCCTAGCCTGGAACTCTCTGTTACGAATAACATCATAAAGCTCCTGAACAGGAAGTCCGTCTTCCTCAAAGAGGTATGCTTTTCCTCTACAACCTGAGGGTCTCGTTAAAACCCAAGGATATCCCGGCGATGTTGCCATTGGCAAGCGCTCATATCCTTCTATGTCTGGTATACCTTGAACTGCTTCTTCTAAAGTTAGTGGGGCTGGGGTTCGTGATCTAGGAAATAACCTAACTTCCTCTCGCATCATTTCGTTGACTATTTCTCGGTGAAACTTGGGGAATGGGGGGGCTGTTAGACTATACTTCTCTATTCCTAATTTAAGGGGATTTACTTTCTTA